TCCAGGCGCTGATGGGATTTCAGACCAGTTCGCGATTTCTGTTTTATTCTGTGATGTGCAAAGAAGACGCTCCACCAGTTGGTCGATCAGAGAGACACCGAATATTAATCGCCATCTCTGCTGTTCAACTTTCCGATTTGAGTGCGGCTCATCCTTAACAAAGACCCTAGAAGGGTCACAATAACCATCAAAGACCAATTCTTGAGCTGTCAACTCGGTCTGAACGAGATCTTCCTTACTGAGGAGATCAAGTCTTTCCAAGGTCAGATCTATGATCAGTGGGGTGTATGCGTTTATAAATTCCTCGTTATCTCGGGCTAGCCCTGTATAGGGTATGCCTGGTTTCGAGCTTAGTTTGACGCTGTATTTAAGCATGAACTCAATGCGTTTTGTCAAAATTTCCTTGTTCATGGTTCCGGTTTCGAAACCCATCGGTATGAGAGTCTTGGGATATGACCTCTCTGTCCAATCTAGAAGTTCCCGCTGGCGTTCCCTTGTGGGGACCGCTCCACGTATCCTCCTTTTAGCTTGTCCAGAGATACTGGCCCAGGCTGCATGGTTACTTAGTTTTGGTTTATTCCAGTTTCCAAGGCCTTCGACTTTTCCTTTTTCCGCCGTCGTTTCGCTGCTCTCTTGCTTGGAGCGGGAGTTTGCGAAAGGAGCACTTTCTGTTGTCCCGACTGCGAGGAGTTGGCCTTCGCTTTCGCGAGTTTCGACTTCCTCGTAGAAGGTCCAATCGGCTGTACTGTTACGACAGTGCCAGGCTTTACTGGCTCCGATGGGGGTTGGATAGGTTTCTGGTCTATCTTTCCACCCTTCACTTGGGGCGTATTTGTTGTATTTTGACTTAATTGTTTGTGTTTGATCGGTTGCTTCACCTCCGCTCCCACGGAGGATTTGTGAAAATCCTGAGTGGGGGTTGGCTCTGCTTCCGACTGGTGTGTTATCGATGATTCGTTTATTCTACGGTCAGGGCCTGAGTGTTTGCTCTCCTCTTCGTAGAAGTCATTGTCACTATCCATGACATAGGGCTCATCGTCATCAGTGTAGTCCGCCCAGCACCGTCCGGTATTTTGAACTGGACCAGTTCTGGTTAGAACCACTGATTCCGTTCCGCAGGCATAGTGCCTACGTTCTCTTTTCTGAGTTATCCTATCCTCAAACTCAACAATGGCTTGTTCCATTCTATCATATTCCGCATCCATACGGGCGTCATATTCATCTTGGTCAAAGCCCTCATACCTTCGGGTTGGTGTTTCCTTCCTGAAATCAGTGAAGATTGAGCATACTGTGGCTAGGTTCGCAACCTTGCGGTTGTTACATCCAATATGTATTGCTACAATTCTTCCCCTGTT